TGATCGTGGATACTGGGTTTAGAAAGAAGAGCGGGTCAGGGCGTAGTCAAAGAGTAGTGAGGGCCGTATGATGGAAGTTATTGGCTGGTTCCTAGTGCTACTACTTGGATTCGTAGTCGCCGGGATTGTCTCAATCACCATACTTTTCTTCACAGACATATGAACACATGGCAATATGCCCTCATTGAACGCACACCAGAGGGTGAAATTGTTCAGCAGATAGATGTGACTGAAGAAGTCATACATCTATACAAGCAAATAGAACTCTTTCAGGCATGTAGTGATGCCCACATAAAGAGGATCTTAGGCGACCCTATGCACTGATGAAAAGGGCTCTTTCATCGATACGGCGGTTTTGCAGGCCTTTGAGTATCTTCCCCCCTGCCATGCAGTACTTCAAGAGTTCTTCGCCAGCACCCGCCTTATCTCCACGTATAACCTTTTGACGGAAGGTTGATCTTTGTAGTGTTCCCAAACCAACATTGAAGCTAAAGCTGACGCAAGCATCATATTCACCTTGGGTAAGTATGACTGGAAGAAACTGGACCACTCCACGTTCAAACCTTGCAAGATCTGCTCTAAGAATTCCATCTACTTCGTCCTTTGTAAACGTGCGGTTATCTTCTGGTTTAAGCGGGTAAGACCCTCTTTGATCCATTGGTAACTTGCCTTGATCTGGGTAAAGAACATGTCCTACTCCTATTGTCCAAAGTTGTGCTGGGCAACGGTATGGTTTGAACCGCACCCCCTCATGGTGCTTGATCATCTCAACAGCTTTAGGGCTGACGTTCATTTCTTAAACGCCTGACCACCAAACCAAAAGCTTACGATACAAGCCCAAATAATCTGGGTTTCATCGTCCCACAGTTGGTTGAGTGCTACATCAAAAGCAACGTCTGTGTGCCATGCGTAATAGAAACCAAAAATCTCAACAAACATAAACATAATGAACATGCCGTAGGTAATGACGCTACGGGTAGCGGCTCTCATGTTGATCACCCAGGTACTGGCACCCTCACCAAGGGCTATATCGTGGGCATAGAGGGCTTGTCGCTCTTGCATAGCTGTCTGGGCATTGGTGACCTCTGCATTTATCTGGATTTGCTCAGTCTGTATATGCTCAATACGTTCCTGCGCTTCAAGTCCAGCTTTCTTCAGGGTCAACTCACGCTCTGTTTGCATTGCCGCAAGGGCTAACTCATGCTTTTTGTCAGCACGATCTTGAAAAAATTCAAGGATTTTTGGGAGGCCCCCCATTAGGAAGCTGACCAGGGATGAGAACAGGGTTATCATTTTTTTGCCTTTCAAGTTGTTTACGGTCGTACTCTAACTGTTGTCGCAAACGCTCCATCCGTTCAATTTGAACTTTGTTTTCTTTTTGTGCGGCAAGGGTGTCGTAATAGATACTGCCAATCAATGGGAGCATCAAAACAAACACCAGGACCATACAAACGAGCGCAATTAAAAACCCCATCTTACTTTTCGATCCATCACTAGAAGACTGAAGAACAGGGCGAGGTAAAGGAGGAACACTATACATACTGCGGCGTAAATCGCTTTGTCCTGTATTGCGCTGATTACCCTTCTTCGTTGCCATGCCGCTTCTCTTTGCCTTTGTTCCTGTGCCAACCTTGCTTCTTCTTGCTCTTCAATGATCTGAACTCTCATTGCGTTAACCCGTGTGTACAAGTTACCCAACTCGGGTGGACTTTGATACACCATGATCTCTCGGATCTCTTTGGCTAACTTCTCAAACTGTGTCTTCGCTAACTCCCTGTTTAACGCAGACTCCATGATGTTTTGGTTCGGGTCATAAACAGTTTTAGACTTCTCTTCTTCCTCTCGGATGTGGTCAGCAAGCTGTTGTTGAACTTTGAAAAACTGAGACAGATTTGCCGCCAGATCAGAAACAACTCGGTTCTCATCCCAAACCTCGGTTTCAGCCTTTTTAGGCTTGGGTGCAACAGCGGCACTTGGTTTAGGTTTCTTCTTGAAGAATCCAAAAAAACCTCCGACTTCTTCTGCAATTGCCTGTACTTCTTTTGCCGCCTTTTGAGCAGAAGCAACAGTACCCTTTACCTCTTTGTATAACTCACACCCTTTGCGGATAGCGGCAACACAGCCATTTGCCATCGCCAGTAGAGTGAGAGGGTCCACATTAGGGCTTGTCTTGCTTGTTGTCTAGCTTGTTGAAGATCTGTTTGAGGATGTCTTTGATCTCTGCAATGTCAACACGATAGTCATCTTTTGTGACATATGCGTGAGGCATGTCATTAATCTTGTCTTCAAGCTTGGTAATCTGTCTAGTCAATGTGTTGATCACATAGACAGCAAGAAACCCCGCAATGCTGACAATGGCATTGAATAGTTGTTGGACTTCCATGATTACCTCGGTGGTACTGAGCGATAAGGACTGCCAAGCTTTTGAGCCTCTTTGTAGGCTTCCAATTGCTTCTTAGTCAGTGTACCTGGGGCAAGCTCAGATGGGGTCATACCTAGGGGCAATAACGCTTCACCAATATTCCCCATCGCCTCTCCAAGAGTAGAAGCATTTGCAAAGCCAGGGATAGCCATCAAAGCGGCGGCACCGCCACCAGCCTTCATTGCTTTCTTCATCTCATGAGTAAGGTTGATCTTTGGCCCAGCAATGTTCTCTTTGCGGTATTGAAGAATCTTTTCCTTCTCTTCTGGTTGCAAGCTTCCACCTTTGCCAGGAGGATACTCCGGGGTGTAGCCCAAGATATCTTTAACTTGGTTGTATGCAGACAATGCTTCAGGGCCATTTCCATACAAAGAAATAAGGTGCTTTTTCATTGCTTGCTGACCTTTGGTCAACTTCTCTTCATCAGGAGCAATGGCTTGCTTGGGTGGTCGACCACCAGTCTTTTTGGTTTCGGCGGCAGGCTTGGGCGGCTCTTCAGTAGGCGCTACACCTGCGGCAGGCGTTGCTCCAATATTCATGTACCGATTAAATTCCTCTGTAACAGGTGCAGTCTGTACAACAGGTGATGCTATAGAGGCCGCACGGGCTTTATCAAGAGATTCAACAGAAGGAGGTGGTACAAACTCCGCAAAAGTTTTGTCAAGAGGCTGTCCCATCAGATTGAACAGAGGGGGTGCTACAGGCGCAGGCTGTCCCATCATGGGTGGCTGTGTTTTAGCGGCTTGCTGTGCTTGAGATATCTCAAACAACCTTTGTTCAATTGGATCTCTTGAAACTTTTACAACAGATGGCGTAGGCTTTGCAAACTCTGGTTCAACAAGGCCAGTAGGTGGCTTTTGATTAACATCCATCAAAGGTTCAGCTTTGCGAATAGACCTATCTGCAATAGACTTAGATGGCTCTTTAGGCCTGTTACCAGATTCGCCCTCACCACCAAATGCTTTATTTGCCAACCAAGCAATAGCTGGTATTCCCGCCAATGGCAACAAGCTTTCCCAGTTTTTTGTAATGTCGCCAACCAAATTTTGAGTAGCTGACTGAGGTTCAGGCGCAGGCATTTGCTCTTGCAATTGCTTGTTTGCTTCTGCTACTTTTTTAACCAGATTGCTTGCATTTGGTGCTTTAGCAACAGGCGCAGTAGGAGGTGCAGTAGGCGCTACAGGCCCAGGAACCAAGGGTTGTGTTTGGACTTGTGCAGGCGCTTGGGTTGGCACTTGGGCTGGCCCTTGTGCAGGCGTACCACCATAGATAAATTTGTCAGTTTCTTCAACAGGAAACTCAGCGTATTTTGTTGCCATTTATTAATCTCCTGGTGACAGGCCAATTTGGTTTCTGTTGTTGACCATCAAGGAACCTTTGGGAGGACGGATTACTCTGCCCTCAATATTTGATCTCATTTTGTGTTCAAAGGTGTTGTTGATTGCTTTGAAGATGTCCGACTGTTGGAAGTTTTGAGCTAGAGAATCAACATCAAACGATTTACCAGTCTTGGCTTGCTCTCTTTGTGCTGTATACAACTCTTTAGACCATGCCGCCATCAAAGCATTGTTTCTCTGTTGGCTAACACGATTGGCAATCATTGCATCAGCGCCACCAGTGTATGGATCTGTGTCTGGCACAGTGTTCCAAGTAGGTGGTTTGACATGCTCTGGAATGTTTTTGTAAGCAATGTCGTTGGCGGCATTCAAAGACTGCAAGCGAATGAAGTCTTGGAATTCTGCTGGGCTTTTAATGACACCTTGCAACTCTTGCATCAACGCCGCCTGCAAAGTCTGTTGCTCTTGGAGCATGTTGGCTTGTGAAGATGTCGCAATATTTGCTTCACGCCCAGAAACACCAGCTTGAGTGCCAGCAGAAGTGCTTGCTCCCATAGAACCGCCAGCAGACAACTTGCTTCCAGGTGGAGGCACACCGCCCTCTCCAGCGCCTTGCATACCAAAACCACCAGATACGCCAGCAGTCTGACCAGCAACAGCTTGTCCAGATGCATTGACGTTCATAGCTGTTTCAGCAGTCTTGCCAGATGACCCAGTAAGCTGATTAAGCCTATTTACAACACCCAGGATCTTTTGTCTGCGCTCTGATGGAAGCGTTGAAATGTAATTGAGTACAGGCTTTAACTTGGTGGTTAATTGCAGTTGTTGGTCAATGTTCTCATTGGCACCACCAGCAAGTCGAGCGGCGTTATAAGCATCATTTGTTGCTAATTGGAATTGACTACGCAAACCTTGTTCAGCCAACAATTGATTGTTTTTGCCGTTTACCCAAGGCGCTGTTTGCAATGCTTTCTTGTCGGTGTCAGTAAAGATGCCACCCTTTTGATCAAGATTTTTAATCTGATCAGGAGTTAAAAATTTACCTTCACGGTTTTTAATGCGACCCGTATAACCAAAGTCGTTTTCTTCACGGAAAAACACTTCGTTGTTTAAATCCCTGGCTTCTTTTTCAACAACACCACCACCATTGAACCACTTCAATGCTTCGTTGTAATTGCGCCCAAGGACGTTGACGATTACCTTATCCCATTGAGTTTTTTGGTTGGGACGATATTCTTGAGTTTCTGTATTGTGTTTTGCAACAGCGTCAGACAAAGCAACCCTAGCTTGTGGGCTACTTGCGTTGTTTACATTGTTAACAATCGATTTAAAAGTTTCTGGATACTCAAGAGTCACTTGAGCAACACTGCTTGAAACCCCAGGCACAGCAGGCTTAACCGATTCCTTCATGGCATCAGGACCACCAGAATATTGCTGTGGTGTTGAAGGGGGCGCTACAGGCGATAAAACCGCTGTGTTGTTATCAGGATATGCCATGTTTCACCTTTTAAGCCATTGCGATTGAAGCTAAGTTACCCAACCCACCCAGGCCTTGCAACAAGCTTGATTTTTGATCTTCATCTAAATCATATTCATATTGATAGGCAGGCTGTGGCGCTGGAGCGGCAGGTGCCATTGGTGCGGCAGGAGCGTCAGTAGGAGGAACAGGTTGCCTCATGTTTTGAGCAGTAGACATTGCCCCGCCAAAATTACCAGCGCCAACTTGAGTTGCAAAATTGCCTGCGTTAGACATGATGTTTTGCACAGGTTGAAGTCTTTGATTCAGATATTGGTTGAAATCCTGGGGAGGTGGAATACCTTGCTTTGCAGGCGCTTGCTCCATCTCGCCTGTTTTGCGATCAAAACCAGCATATCCAGCCCAATCTGAATATTGTTTAGGGTCAGCAAAAGTAAAAGAAGCCATTTTTGTCCCTTAAATCTTAAAGCCCATGCCTTTGCTACTTTGACCACCAGACGTTGTACCACCCTGTGTGCCAGCAAAGTTAGGTGTCGTAGATTGTTGAGGCGTACCAAAGATCACAGATGCGTATTTGGAATACACATCTTGAGGTGTACCAGCAAACCCAATCCTTGATGCCGCAGATTGCTGTGCGCCAGTAAGGTTCTGACCACCCAAAGAAGCCAATTGTTGTGCGGCGGCGGCTTTGTTAGCCTGCACACCAGCACGGGCAGAAGCGGCGGCAGTGGCTTGGCGTTGCTCTTGCAAACTACCAATGTTCTTGCTAGCCAAAGCGGCCCTAGAAGAACCCAAAGCACCAGCACCACCATACCCAGCCACCTGTTGGTTAACTAAGTCACGCCCAGACTCAATGCCAGACTGCAATGCGGCTCTAACTTGTTGACTTTCATATTGCGGGTCAAACAGCGATTGGAGGCCTCTAATACCGCTTGTTAAGGCACCACCACCAGCACGTTCTTGTAAAGCGCCTGATCGACCAGCAACATCCATTGCTGTTTGAGCGGCAGTGGTAGCGGCAGGAGCAACTTGTCCATATACATCTTTAGCCCCGCCAATCGTACTTTGGTAAGCAGGAAAAGCTGTGTTTTTAAGAAATTTAGTTTGTTCGCCAAGTAACTCTTTTTGTTCAGGTGTCATCTGAACAGTTGTAGTCGTATTTTGACTACCTGATGATTTGCCGCCACCCATGATTAGCCGCCTTTCCCTTTGCCGCTACGTTTAGCGGGTTGTGTCAATTGCTGTGATGCATTATCCCACTGGGGAATAGTGTTTGCATAGTTATTTGGCTGACCAATCCTGGGTTGCCCAGAGGTGGCTGAGTTGGTAGATGTGCCTTTACCGCCCATAGTGCCGTCAGGGGGTGAATATTGGGCAGGTTGCTCATAATTACTTTGGCCCTTACCCCCACCACCTTCAGGCATTACAGCAGGCATAGGTTGTGGGACATCCTGATTAGGCTTTGGAAGGATACTTTGTATAGGACCACCCTTGCCAGATGTTGGCTGGCTGGCCTGTGGTTGCTGTACTGCTGATGAAAATCCACCCATGACGTTTCCTTGTTAAATGTTTGCGGCATATGAAAAATTTATGGCTCCCTGCAAATTTAAGTTTTGTAAAAAACCCGGTGTAGGAGAAATAAAATTTCCGCTTGCATTTAGATATGATAAAGTTATATATCTAAAAACAATGTCATATCCATACGTTCGCGGTGATAGATATTGTGTGTTGGTAAATGACGTAGACATACTTGCATTTCTATCACCAAAATATAAAACACAAGGCGTTCTCCAATCTCTATTTACTGCCATTAATAATGTGCTGTAATCGTAAACTTGGCCTGTTCCAGTTCCAACACTGGTTGCAGTAAAAAATGTTCCGACTGTATTTGATGCCGCCCCATATGCGGTAAAGTTTGTTGTACCAACAACACTAATTTGATAATTTGTTCCGGCAACCATTTCGACTGCGCCGGTTACAGGCATTAATCCAAATTGATATTGCATAAAAAATGCCGAAACATTGGCATCATTTATTATAAAATATATATCTCCCGATGTCCCATATAATATATATGTTGGTTTGCTTACATTAAAATTATATAATTTATCAAAATATGGTTTTATAATTTGGAATACAAATTGTGAATTAGATCCACTAACAAATCCATTTAAAAATACATTGGTTCCATTAAATACCATATTGGTGGTTGCATTACCAAATGCAAAATTACCGTTGGCGTATAAATGACTGCCAGTACCAGTCATAGTAGTACCAGATAATGCAGGACTACTACCAACAGACAAATCGCCAGCGGTTATGGTTCCCATATTGGCTGATATAGCCGACAACTGAGTAACGCTTAACTTGTCTGATGTAATAGTATTTTGAACAATCAAACTACCAGTAATATAGGTCTGGAATAATGTCCAAGTAGTTACATAGCGGTAAACAACAGAATTATTACCAGCGTTATAGTTGACAGTACAAATGTCGCCAGCAACAGGGTTTCTGCCCAGCAAAGCATTAACTTCAGCATTTGTTGGGGCGCTTGAATCATTGGGTGTCCTTGTGATCTT